ACAAGCAAACGTTGAAGAAGTTTTCAATAGAGAATTCAAATTGTATTTGCGTTCCAAAGGTGCAAACATTGATTATTCAATGTTTGACTTAAAACTTACACCACCGCAAAACTTCGCAGCATATAGACAAGCAGAACTTGACAACAACAGAATAGGAACGTTTACACAAATGGCTGCTATACCTTATATTTCAAATAGATTTGCTATGTCACGTTTCTTAGGACTTAGCGAAGAGGAGATTGCTGACAACGAACGTCTATGGAGAGAAGAGAATGATGAGAACCTAACTGATCTAGTTACAGATGACTTAGGTGGTGAAATGCGTATGGCTGGACTCAGCGGTGCTGACCTAGCTGGAGACGCAGGTGGACTTGAAACTGATTTAGGTGGTGACTTGGGCGGCATTGATGGCGGCACTGGAGAAGCACCGGCAACAAATACAGAAAATGATTTAGGAGCGGCGCCCTCAGCTAATCCGGCGCAAACTATATAAATAATAATATGATACTACGTGAACTATATTACTTTGATGATAAAACAATGGAACCTGTTGAGGATCATACCTATGATGCAGAAGACGATAAAAGTGTGATTAAAGTTGACGACGAACGTAAAAGTAGATTAACACTTAAAGATATAAACAAAGCACGTAAAGCAAGTGATAATCACAAAGTTGAAAGCGAAAAAGAATTAAACTTCATTAGACAAATGTACGGATTAGCAGCACAGGCAGCAGCCGGCGGAATTTAATGAGCAACATAGCCTTTGTGTTAGGTAACGGCACAAGCCGTAAACATATACCATTAGAACCTTTGAAAAAACACGGAAAAGTATACGGATGCAATGCACTGTATAGAGAATTTGCACCTGACCATTTAGTTGCAGTTGATACAAAAATGATAATTGAAATATCAGAAACAAAGTATCAATTACAATATAATGTTTGGAGTAACGCTAACAAACTTACACAAAAAACTGCTGGAATTAAATTAATGGAACCTAATAAAGGTTGGAGTAGTGGACCTACTGCAATGCTACTTGCAAGCCAACATGGATACAGAACAATATATGTTTTAGGATTTGATTATGTTGGATTAGGTGACAAGCAAGAAAAAGTAAACAATCTATATGCAGGTTCAAGAAACTACAAACAAACCAATGACAGAGCAACGTATTATGGCAATTGGACTAGGCAAACTATGCTGTGTGCAAATATGTTTCCAAAGACTAAATACGTTCGAGTAGTTCCTAAAGAAGACTTTTTTGTTCCTGATTATCTGAAAGGATTACACAATTTTGAACATATTACAAGCGAAGTTTTTAGGAAAACTTTCGCTTGATACCTGCACATATTATAAAATGTGCAGTTTTGACCCCATTTTAAGCGTATATTTCCAATAAAGTGTAAATATAATTGACAGCCTTGACAAAGAAGGAGAATGACATGACTGATCGCAACAAGTTTGAAGAAATGCTTGAGCGCCTAGTGAACGAAGATCGCGAAGGTGCAGAAGAGCTTTTCCATGAAATCGTGGTAGAAAAATCACGTGATATTTACGAAACACTTCTATCTGAAGAAACAGAAGAAGAAGTAGACGAAGCTACTGATGAAGAAGTAGATGAGTCAGAGGAAGATCTAGACGAAGCAACTGACGAAGAAGTTGATGAGTCAGAAGATGACCTAGATGAAGCAACTGACGAAGAAGTTGAAGAAGGTATCTTTGACGAAGGTGATCCAGCAGATGACCTAGGAATGGATATTGAAATGCCAGACGCAGGCGACGATATGGACATGGACATGGGCGGCGATGACGACATGGGTATGGACGACGACGAAGGCGATGTAGAAGATCGTGTTGCAGACCTAGAAGATGAACTAGAAGCACTAAAAGCTGAATTTGAAGCACTAATGGGTGACGAAGAAGGCGGCGAAGATGATATGGACATGGATATGGACATGGATATGCCAATGGACATGGATTCAGAAGAAGGTGACGACGACGAAGAAGAAATGGAAGCGTTTGAAGCATCTGACGAAGAAGTCGAAGAGTCAAAAATGCCAAAGTCAGAAACAGAAATCATGCGTGAATACGTAACAAAAATGTCAGACGAGCCAAAGAAAGGTGACAACGGCGCAAACGCAAAATCACCAGTAGCTGGCAAAAATGATATGGGTGGTACATCAGCAAATATCGCAAAAGGCGGCACAGCCGACAACGGCGGTACAGCTGGCGGTTTAGCTAAACCAACAACCACTGAAGATGACGCAGGGAATGTTAACGTTCCAGGCGGTAACGGTGCTACTAAAATGGCATCACAACCTGGCCACGGCGCTGAGAAAAAGGGCAAGCCAGAGCAAGCAGCTAATAAAAAATCAACTATTGGCAGCTAATTAGAGGACTGACGTATGAAACTACTAAACGAACACTTGAGTTTCGACCAGGCTAAAATTGTTGTTGAGTCTGCCAACGAAGGCAAAGATCTTTATATGAAAGGTATTTGCATTCAAGGCGGAGTACGCAACGCAAACCAGCGTGTTTATCCCGTTAACGAGATTGGCAGGGCTGTCACCACACTCAATGAACAAATTAGTGGTGGCTACTCAGTGTTAGGCGAAGTAGATCATCCTGATGGACTTAACATTAACTTGGATCGTGTGAGCCATATGATTACAGAAATGTGGATGGATGGCCCAAACGGTTACGGCAAGTTGAAAATTTTACCAACTCCGATGGGACAACTAGTAAAAACAATGCTTGAAAGCAGCGTTAAACTAGGCGTCTCATCGAGAGGTTCCGGCAACGTAATGGAAGACGGATCAGGTGAAGTAAGCGATTTTGAGATAATCACCGTTGATGTTGTTGCTCAACCGAGCGCACCTGGTGCTTATCCTACACCGATATACGAACATCTTATGAATACCCGAGGTGGTTATAGGGCGTTCCAGACATCAAGGGAAGTACAAGGCGACAAAAAGGCACAAAAATACTTAAAAGAGAGCTTATTAGATATAATAAGCAGGCTCCGATAACGAGGAGAAAATTATGTTGGAAGCATTAAAATCACTCTTCGAAAATGAAGCACTATCTGAAGAAGTTCGTACAGAACTTGAAGAAGCATGGAATGCAAAAGTTAAAGAGAACCGTTTACAGGTTACATCTGAACTACGTGAAGAATTTGCTAAAAAATACGAGCATGACAAAACTACAATGGTAGAAGCCATTGATAGTCTAGTTACTGAGCGTCTAGCAGAAGAAATTGCAGAATTCCAAGACGATCGTAAGCAACTAGCAGAAGCAAAAGCTAAATTTGCTGTTGCACAACGTCAAAATGCTAACCTTCTAAAAAGTTTTGTAAACGAACAACTAGCTAAAGAAGTAAAAGAACTACATAGCGATCAAAAAGCAATGGCTGACAAGTTTGTTGCTCTAGAAGAGTTTGTAGTAGAATCTTTAGCAAAAGAACTTGCAGAGTTTTACGAAGATAAAAAAGACTTAGCCGAAACAAAAGTACGCTTAGTACGTGAAGGCAAAGCACATGTTGATAGAGTCAAAAAAGACTTTATTACAAAATCTGCTGCCCTAGTATCAGAAACAGTGTCAAAAGGACTTACAAAAGAAATTTCAGCACTGAAAGAAGATATTGAAGCAGCACGTAAAAATGATTTTGGTCGCAAGTTATTCGAAGCATTTGCTAACGAATATCAACATTCTTATCTAAATGAAAAGAGTGAAACTGCTAAAATGCTGAAAGTAGTTGATGCAAAAGACAAGCAACTAAGTGAAGCAAAACTAGCAGCGGCTAAAGCAATTAAACTTGCAGAAGCAAAGGCAAACGAGGTTAAAACAATCAACGAGTCAATTGCTCGCAATGATAAAATAAGCAAGTTGATCGCGCCATTGAGCAAAGATCAGCAAAGCATTATGACAGACTTACTGGAATCAGTTCAAACAACAAAACTGCAAGCAGCGTTTGACAAGTATCTACCAGCGGTTATCGATGGTAAAGGTCCAGCAAAGCAGAAGGCGGTATTATCAGAGGCAAAAGAAATTACAGGCAACAGAGAAAACAATGACGTTAAACAAGCAGGCGATGACAGTAATGTCGTAGATCTAAAGCGCCTTGCTGGATTGAGTTAAGGAGAAACCAATGTCAGAACTATTAGAAAGCCGTTGGAATGATACCAAAGCAGCACTTCTTGAAGGCCTAGGTGGCACAAAGAAAGCAGTGATGGCTACAACTCT